GTGCCGTCGGAGTCGACGTCGTGGGTGAACCCGACCTGTAGGAACGGGATCGTCTTACGGGACCAGCCCGACTCGACCAGGCAGCGGTCGAGCACCTGTCCGGGAGTCCAACCGGGCGGCCCGGGCGGGTAGTCGACGATCTTGGTGGTCTCATCGGATTGGAACAGGGGGCCGCCGATGAACTCGCCGGTGTTGTCGTCAAACCGGTAGCCGGCGAACATCACCGAGAACGGGTTGATCCACTCGCCGAACATGTCGGACCACATGGGTCCCATCTCCGAGTTGTGGACGGCGACCGACAGGATGTGCCAGCCGGGGGCGATGTCGACCGTGAACTCGACGAGGTCGCTGTCGTCGTTCGTCCATTCGAACGTCTCGTACTGGGGCATCCCGTCAAACCACCATTTGGATTCGTCATCGGCGAGCCCGTAGATGACGAGGGTTCTCGTAGGGTCGTCGTCACCGATCCAGATGAGATGCCGGAAGTAGCACCAGCCCCCGGGGGCGATCCAGTAGTTGCCTTGGTTCGTGGTGATGCGCCAGCAGCCCGGGAGTGGCCACACTTTGCACCCGGCGAACATGCCCGAATGGGGCGGCATCCCCGGGGGGCTGTCCAACTCGTTCGGCCAGTAGGGGGCGTACAGCTTGGCACCGAGCCACGCCTCGTCGTTGTAGGCGTTCGACTGCCAGCTGAAATAGCGGTCCTCTTCGACGGGGCGCATCGACATGCCTTCGGGGCCACGGGGGAGGGCGTCGAGGCTGTTGGCCGGGTACACGAGCGCTTGGGACAAGATGTCGAGCAGGCCCTTGCCGGAGAACCGGGTCACCTGCTCGATCTCTTCGCCCCGGGCGATCTGGACGCGTTCGATGTGTTGCACGATCCACGCGAAACAGGCCCAGCCCTGGTCTTCGAAGCGGATGATGTCGCCGGGTTGCACGAACGTCGACTGGGGGTCCTCGTTGGGGATCACCATCGACGCGGTGCCCGTCTCGTTCAGCTCGTCCTGCCACTGGCGGTTCATGGCGCCGGTCAGTTCGATGACGACCGGTCCGATGTCGGGACGGCGGTGCAAGGTGGCCCGCAAGCGGGGCGGCACGACCCCCTCGATGCCGACCATGGGCGACCCGGCGGTCGCTCCGCTGGCGGCACCGTTGACCATGAAGGACTGGTCGAACGGGGCGACCGTGCCGGCGCCGTAGTAGTGCAGGTCGCCCCGTCGGGTCACAGCTTGACGACCTTCAGCACGAACGTGTGGTCAAGGGTGGCGTCGTCGTGCATGACCCGGACCGATGCTGTCCACGTGTTGTCGACGAGGGGCACGGGAGCGGACTGGAACCCGGCGGACATGGCGGCACTCGACAGGTCAGCAGGCATCGACGTGTAGTCCTCCACGAGGGCGTAGTCGCCGCCCGGGTTGGCGATGACCTGCACTTGCATCGTGGACGTGTCGTCGAGGTCGCAGGTGATGAAGAACACGTACGTGCCGGGGCCGGTGACGGGTGTGGTCTCGCCCCGCCAGATCCCGTTGATGACCGGCCCAAGATCTTCGGTGTAGGCAATCTCCATTAGGTCCCCTAGATCTTGAGCAGGAAGTCGAACGAGAACGTGACGTCGGCGCCGTTGGGCACGACGTTGATGGGCACGGTGTCGGCCCGCTGGTTCGTGTAGGCGATGAGCGCCCCCGGGTCCGGGGTGTTGTCCTGGTAGATGACGATGCCGGTCACGGTGTTGCCCGTCAGGTCGACGTACACGAGGTCGGCGCACAGGGCGATGCCCCCGGCGACATCGGTGACGGACACGATGAGCGGGGCACCGACCAGGTCGACCAGGTCGTCCACGTCGGCGTCGGCCGGCTGGTACGTGTAGGCGCCCACGAGTTGCGCCTTGACGGTGTCGGCCATCAGGTCGATCTGGCCCCGCAGGAGAGCCTCTTTCCCGGCCGGGTAGATGACCCTCATGCGAACGCTCCCGACATGAGGGCGATGTCCATGGAGGCGGACACGGCCGATGGCCCGTAGGGCTCGATGATCTCGAAGCCCCGCACTTGGATGGTGGCGGTCAGGTCGGGGGCGTCGAGTCGTTTGATGGTCGCCGTCCTGGTGGAGCCGGCGTTGCCGGGGTTGTCCACGATGAAGGTCTGCAGGTGGGCGATGTTGGCCCACAGGCCGGCCACGGCATCGTCGTTGACCGTCCCGTCCCAGGACACATCCCCGAAGATGGCGAGCTGCAGCGTGCGCATCGTCAGGTCGGGTCGCCACGGCAGGGCACGTTGGCCCCGGGCGCCGGGCATGACCCGGTTGTCGCCCCGCACCTGCGGCGCCGAGTAGAGCAGGTGGATGTCGAGGTGCTCCCAGGCCGGCGTCGACAACGGCACCCCGTCGATCTCCAAGTGGTGTGAGAAGCGGATCTCATAGGCCATCAGATGCGGCCCTTCGTGCGGGTCTTCACCCTGAGCTGACGGCGGACCTCATACGCGGTCTGGACAGGCTGTCCAGCGCCGTAGACGTTGATGTCGCCGACGCTGATGCCGTCGCCGCCCTTGACGGTCCCGGCGTCGAGGGGGATGACCTTGCCGGCCTTGAGGGGCAACAGGTACTGCTTGCCGCCCTGGCTCCACAGCTCGGGGACGCCGGCTTCGTTGACGGTGGAGAGCTGGCCGGCACCCACGGGGCCACCGGACGCCCGGTTGAGCAGTCGCTGGCGCCAAGCGATCTTGTTCGGGTCGGTCTCCTGAACCGGTGGTGGCTGCGCCGCCAGGTTGAGCAGGCCCACCTGTTCGATGAGCGGGTCAAGGCTCTTGGCCACTTCCGGGTACTTCGTCTTGAGCATTTCGAGGTACTGCAGGAACGGGTCGAGATGGGTGCTGGAATTGTGGACGAGCGTGTCGAACTCGCCCTGCTTCTGGTTGAGGTCCGATGCTGCTCTGACCGAGTCCCACGTGGCCGTCTCGACCTTGCGGTGGGCGTCCTCCACGGCCTTGTTGGCCGCCACGACCTTGTCGTTGGCGTCGATGACGCCCTGCTGGGCGGTGACGATGGCTTGGGCGGAGGTGACGACGTCCTTCTGCGCTGAGGCCACGTTCTTCTCAGCGGTGGTCACATCCGCTCGGGCCTTGATGAGGTTCTTGTCGTGCGCTCCCCGGGCTTCGGCGAGCGTGTCCCGGGCTCGGATGAGGTCGAGCTGCGCCTGCTGGCGGTCGAGCGGGTCCTTCGACGGGGTCCGCAGCGCCTGCTGGGCACGACGGAGCCCAAGCTGTGCCTGACGGATGTCGAGTTGCTCGTCGTGGGTGGGACCCTTCAGCAGTTCGTTGTACTTCGTGCGGGCGTCGGTCAGTTCCCGTTGGGCGTCGGCCACCTTCAACAGCGCATCGCGGTGGGACTGTTGGGCGTCGGTGACACCCCGGATGGCCGTGGCGACATCCCGGCGGGCGTTGGTGGCGGCCTTCTCGGCGTCGGTCACGCCCTGCTGGGCGTCCTGCACCTTGCGCAGCGAGTCTTGGAACGCTTCGTTGGCGTCGTGCAGCCCGAAGAACCCCGATGCCAGATCCTTGGCCTTGTCGGCGAGCTGGCCTTCGGCGGTGGCGGCGGCACTGATCTGGCCGCCACCCTTGAGGACCGCGGCGGCGAAGGCCGTGTACGCCTCTTCGGTGCTGTTGAACACGGTCCCGGCGTTGGTCTGCGCCTGCAGCCACTGGAACGTGACGTCCTTGTTCTGCGCCGTCTTCTGTGAGAGTTCGTCGGTCCACTTGATGTTCTGCTGCGTGGCCTTGACGTTGTTCTCAAGGGCGAGGGCGCCCTTGTTCAACTCTTCCCGGGTGTCGGCGTCCCACGGCATGTGCAGGCTGTCGGCTTCAGCCCGCAGGCTCTTGATCTGTTCTTCGGTCTTGCCGATCGTCTCGTTGGCGCCTTCGATGCCTTGGCCGGCGACCTTGTTCTTGAAGATGTCGCCAAGCTCGTTGGCCCGACTGTCGGCCTGCTCCATACGCTTGTTCCACACGAAGATGGCCGCACCGATGGTGGCGGCGACGGCGGCCACGGGCAACAGGGCGGCCAGCATGGCGGCACCCATGGACGCGGCCCCGGTCGTGGCGGCCGCCTCGGCCGCGGTCAGCTCGGCGGTGGCGGCGGTGGCCCCTTCGGTGCCGACCACCATGGAGCCCATGGTCGCCTCGGAGAACAGCCCGAGCTGCACCATCTCCGCTTCGGTCGTGCCAAGAGCAAGCTCCAACTGCTCGACGGCCACGACCTCGGTCTCAGTGGCAGCGGCAGCGGCTTCGGTGGCCACGGCCTGCTCGCCGGCCGCAGCGGCGGCGGCCTGGCTGGCTCCGGCCATGGCAGTGGTCGAGCCGGCCGCCCGTGCGGTAGCCCGTGCCGACAGTTCGGCGAACCCGGCCATCACGTCGAAGCCGGCACCCACCGTGTAGAGCAGTGGGCCGGCGACGGCGAGCCCGGCCCCGATGAGCACGAGCACGGGCTTGAGCGGGCCGAGCGAGTTGAAGACCTGAAGTGCGGTGCCGGCGACCTGAGCGAAGAGCGTCTTGATGGGCGTGATGTTCTGGCCGAGCTTCGTCATCTCGGCGCTCAGTTCGGCGCTGGCCTGCTTGGCCTTGAACCCGGCGGTGTCGGCGGTGACCAGGAAGGCGGCGTTGAGCTTGTTGGCCGAGTTGGTCGTGTTGTTCAGGACCCGGTCGACCTTGCCGCCCGTGTCGTTCAACAGGCCGAACACGCCGGTGAGGGCACGCACGTTGCCGAACACGGCAGCGAGGGCTTCGTCCGATTCTCCGCCGTTGGCCACGATGGCGTCACGGATCTGGCGGACGCCGGCCACGATGCCCTTGGACTCCATCGTCTTCTGGATGTCCTGCACCGACAGGCCGACCTTGCCCAACGCCTGCGCCGCCTGCGTGGACGGGTCGAGCATCCCGTTGAGGATGCCCCGCAACTGCGTGGCGCCCATCGCCGCGTTGGTGCCCTGCAGGGACAGGGCGGCCATGGAGCCGACGACCTGATCGAACCCGATGCCCAACTGGGAGGCGATGGGCAAGAGCTGGCTGATGGAGCCGGCCAACTGGTCGGCGGGGACCTTCGACTCCTGCACCGCACCGGTCAGGATGTCGGCGGCCTTGGCGGCCGATAGCGTCTCGGTGCCGTAGGCGTTCATGGCCGAGGTCAACAGGCCGGCGATGGTGGCCATGTCCCCCAAGCCGACCGCGGCCGCCTTGCCGACCACGTCGAGCGTGGCCATCGCCTCGGCGCCCTTGATGCCCGACGACGTGATGAGGTACAGCGCCGACGCGGCATCCTCTCCGGTCTGGCCGTAGTTGGCCGCCAGGTCCAGTACCTGATCGGACCAGGCGTTGGTCTGCTCGATGCCGGTGCCGGTCAGCGCCGCCACCTTCGTCATCTGAGTGTCGAAGCTCGTGAAGGCCGAGTCGGCGGCGTGGCCCAACGCCAGCAGGGGGGCCGACAGGCCGAAGCTCATCTGCCGACCGACACGGGTGAACTGCGTGCCCATCTGCAGCATGCGGTCCGACATCGTGCGGTTCATGGCGTCGCCCGCTTGGCCGGCCGCGGTCGTCAACGACCGGTTGAGGGCCTGGCCGGCGGCAGCCGTGTCGAAGCTGACACCGACGTAGACCTGTCCGACGTACTGAGGCATCAGCGCACCGCCATCATGGCGATCATCTCCCGTGGGGTGACCACGGGGATGGGGTCGACCGGCTCAACGCCGGGTCGGGGAACGTGGACGACCTCGGCCAGGTCGTGTTGCTTGACGTAGCCGCTCAGCGCCTGGGCTTCGACCCGGATGACGGAGAGCATCTCCAAGATCTGAGCGAGCAACTCTTCGGTCACCGTGAAGTGGCCGGCTCGACCCATCTCCCGTTCGGTCCAAGCGGCATGCAGGGCGGACACCATGGCCGGGTCAAGGTCCATCAAGTCATCGGGCGGGATGCCCGTCTCGATGGCCAACTGACAGATCAGCCGGGTCCACGTCCCCGCTTCGTAGGGGGGACGGTCTCCGCCTCCACGACCTCAAGCGTCAGCACGGTGTCCAGCCACTTCTCGAAGTCGCCGACGGGCTTGCCCATGCTGATCCAGACCATGAAGTGCACGCCCTCATTGGGCGGGTAGCGGTCGGAGCCGTCGAGGGCGTGGCCGGGCCAACGGCGCTCGCATTCCACGACCGCCCGGCTGGTGCAACGCACCGTGACCGGTTCGGTGGCCACCTCGTCGAGGAAGTGCACCCGGAACAGGCCGAGCCCGGTCTGTGCGGCCGTGGAGTTGCCCGTGTAACCCTTGGGGACCGCGGCGGGGCTCACGCCCGGACCTTGGTGCGGCGGTCGGCCTTGTCGGTCTCGGCCCGGTCGGTCTCGTAGCCTTCGACCCGGTTGCCTTCGGCGTCGACCCGGTTGCCGTCGGCGTCGACGGTGGTGCCGTCGTCGTCGGTGCTGGTGCCGTTGGCCGAGCGCAGAACGGAGGCGGCCATGTTGGGGTCGTCGGTCTCGATGGTGAAGGGCTCGGAGCCGTCAGGGGCGGCCAGGATGGTCATGGTGACCGGCATGGTGGCGGCGTCGTCCCGCACGTACTTGAACTCGACGCCTTCCTTGTTCTGGCACTTCTTGATGAGCCACCGATACACGATGTCGCCGTCGATCATCTCGATGACCGCCGCCCGTTCGGCCACCTCGGAGATGTCGGGCGGGGTGTAGACGAAGATGCCGCTGCCGGCGGTGCCCTGCTCGGCCCACGTGCCGCCGCCGAGGGCGATGGCGAACTGCTCTTGGCCGGACTGCATGAGCCCGAACTGGAACGACTTGGGGAGCTTCGTGGTCATGATGCGGATGGGGTCGAGCGACTGCATCGCCTCGATCTCCGTGGTCTCACGGGCGAAGTTCCACGTGACACCGTCGGTGGAGATGTAGCCGGTGTCGATCCACGCCGAAGCGCCGTCGATGGCCGTGCCGAAGGTCGGGAAGGTGGTCCCGACCGGGGCCATGTAGATCTGAGTGGCGCCGCCTACCCGGACGGCATCTGCGTTGTTCGCCATGGGGGACTCCTTGGCTTTAGGGGTGTGAGTAGATGAAGACGGTGGCGCTGTACCGGGGCTGCGGTGGGTCGTAACCGTCGTCGGGGAGATAACGCAGGCCGGCGAACTCGACCCCGGTGATGACACCTTCGGGGTGAGCGCCGACCAGTTCGGTGTCGAGAGCGAACCGGACGGTGTCCATGATCTGGCGGGCCATGACTTTCGGTCCGCCGTAGGCGTCGAGCTGGATGAAGCTCTGGTCCAGATACAGGGGCCTCGACGTGACGGCGTTGCCGCCGATGAGCGTGAGGCGCAACAACGGGAAGACCGCCCGGTTGGGCATCTCGGTGAAGACCCGGTCTTCGACCAGGGCGACGATGTCGTCCCGGGCTCGCAGCCATGCGGACACGAGCCGCTCGACGTCGACCGTCATTCGGTTTCCGGTTTGCCCTTGGGCCGGAACTTGAGGCCCAACTGGTTGATGGCGGTACGGATGGGGGCGTACACGGGGTTCTTGATCGAGCCCCACTCCACGAGGTGGGCGAAGGGGTCGTCGTTCCAGACCTGATAGCCGCCCTTGACCTTGCGCATGGCGAACAGCGCCTTGTAGCGGCCATGCTTCATGGGACGTCCCGCCGGCCACGACAGCGACTTGCCGTAGGGGGCCACCTCTTGGCTGGTCTCCATGATGGACGTGGCGACCACTTCGAGCGCCCGCTGCATGGTCTCGTCGGTGCGCAGAAACTGGTTCATCGACCCGTCGTTGACCATGACGCGGGTGCGACCGGCCATCACAGCCTCCGTTGCAGGGTTGCTTCGATGTGGGTCTCGTAGCCGGTGACGGGATCGGTCACCATCCACGGGTTGCCGAGCACCTGAAGGTTCATGCCGTGCACGGTCACCGAGTCGTTGGCGTCGATGAGCACGCCGGGCATGAAGTACATGGTCCAGCGTTCCGTCTCGATCTCATCGGTCTCTCCCCGGGCCTGCTGGGCGATGTAGCACCGCTCCGACGTGTCGCTCACCACGCTCACCGGGTGGTCGCCGTAGTCATCGACATCCCCGGGGTCAGAGTGGTGGATGACGCACGGGATGCGGATGAGTTGGTGGATGGCGTGATCTCTCACGTGCCGAGGGGGAACCAGTCGGCGTCGGGCGTGGAGAGCCCCTGTTCGTTGTCGACGGGCACGTAGCCGACGGTGGTGCCGTCCCAGCCGAAGCCGGGCTTGAGCATCACCTGCTGCAGGGTCCCCGAGCCGGGGCCACCGCCGATGAGCTGGCCCAACAGGTCGCGTTCGGCTTGGGAGAGCCAGGCGCCGCCGTAGCGGACCGACACGGCCCCGAGCTGCGCCGCTTCGATGCCCGCGGGGTTGTACCAACCCCGCAGCGCGGCGCTGGCCGTGATGGTCACACAGATGTCGGGGACGACGCCGAGGGTGATGCCGTCGTCCTCCATGTAGTCGTCATGGGCCGCCATCCGCACGAGGGCCGAAGCGTCGTTGAGCAACGCCCCGGCCCGCGCTTGCTCGTCAGCATCAGCGATGACGTGCCCGATGCGGGCTTCGAGGTCGGCGATGGTGGCGAGCGGCGGCAACATCAGGCGGCCACGACCCGGATGGCCCGTGCGGCGTCGAGCACCTGGGCTCCGGCGAAGGTGTTGACGACGCCCCGGTCCTGCATGAAGGCGCTGTCGTAGTCGCGGATGAAGCGCAGGGCCAGGCCCTGGTAGCTGGTCGACGCTCCGAACGAGCAGCCGGCGGGCACCGCCGGGGCACGGAGCACGAACACGAAGGCGTCGCGGGTCATGATCAGGAAGCTGTTGGCCGCCAGCTCGGTGGAGCCGATGACGTTCATGCCGTAGAGCCGACCGATGTTCGCTTCGCGCAGCACCTCAGTCGTGCCCGAGTCCTGGTAGCGGACCAGGCGGTTGATCTCATCCGACAGGAGCATCATCTCGACCTCGGGGCTCACGACGAGCACCCGGCCCTGCTTGGGCACATGGCGCTTGTCGAGCACCATGCGGGCTTCGAGGATGGCGTCGTGGATGTCGGAGCCGTCGAGGGCGGGCGTGATCGTGGCGTCGGCGGGGAAGGCGTTGATCACGTTGGCCAGCGTCTGCTCGGCGGCGATGCCGACGGGCTGAGCGAGCGGCTCGATGACCTGGCGGGTGAAGTCGGTGATCTCGAAGGTCAGGTCTTCGTCGGTGATCGGCGCGCCCTTGTAGAGCATCGGGCCGATGGTGACGGGAACGGTCGCTTCGTTGATGCGGTCCAACACGATCGGCGTGGCGGCGTCACGCAGGGTCTGCGTGTACGTACGGGCGCCACCGCCGGTCACGGTCGGAGGGGTGCGGACGTTGACGACCGTGCCCGACCCTCCCGTGAAGTCGGCCGAGGCGTCGGTGTTGACCAGGCGCGGCAGGAGCAGATCCTGCACGAGCGCCCCGATCATCAGCTTCGAGACGACCTCAGGCGTGTAGAAGACGTTTGCGGCCACGGCGTACCTCCGGTGGTTGAACCGTCGGGCGCCATGGCGGGCTCGACGGGGGTGTTACTTGGGGTCCTGACCTCGCCCCATGCGGATGAGGGCCATCGGGTCGAGATGGTCGAGCTGCGTGCCCGACGGCTTCCCGTTGACCATCCGCTCGGTGGGCCGGCCGGGCATCGACGGCTTGGCCGTGCCTACGGCGGCGAGCAGGTCATCAGCGGCCTGCTCCACTTCCGCTTTGGTTGACCCGGTCAAGAACTTGATGAGCGTGGCCGGGACGCCTTTCTCGACGCCCACGGTCTGGACCATCAGCGCCTGCTCGGCGAGCTTGCGGGCTTCGGTCTCTTTGGCCAACTTCTCGGTGGCCTTCTGGACCTCTGACTTGTTGGCCTCTTCTGCGTCCTTGGCGGCCTGGGCGAGGGGCTCAAGCTCCCTGAGCTTCACCTCAAGCTCACGTCGGGCCTTGCGTTCGGCATCGAGCGCCTTCTTGCCGGGTTCGCCGAGCGCCTCTTCGCCGGGGACTGCCGGCTCGGGTGCAGGATCGAGGCCCGGGATGGGCGGCGGTGCAGGGGGCGGTGCACCCGGAGCGGGTGCGGGGGCGGGGGCGTCACCCATCGCGGGCGTCCTCCTGTTGTTGGTCGGGTGCGTCGCGCACCCGGCGGATTACTGCAGGGCTTGCCGGAGAGCGTCTCGCTCGCGTTGCCGGCTGCGTTCACGGGCCACCGAGACTCGCCCCACGGCACCGGACGCCTTCAGCTCCCGCAGGCGGGCCTGGTTGATGGCCTTGCCCGGGTCGAGTTCGTGCATGGCCGGCACGGTCGTGCAGTGGCAGTTGAGATGACCGAAGGTGGCCGACGCTTGGGTCTTGTAGAGCTGCGTGGCCACCACCCGGCACCATTCGCACGCCGTCGGGTTGATGACCCGGCGCCAGCCGTACGTCTTCGTTGCCGACTGGCTCAGGCGGGCCACCGCTCCGTCGTTGGTGGCGCTGTAGCCGGTCATCTCGGCGACGCTGGCGCCCGACTCCTTGGCCTGGTCATAGGGCATGCCTTCGGACAGGTTGTGCCAGGTGCGCAGGAAGGGACCGTCGAAGGCGATCTCCGGGGCGAGCAGGTCGGACGGCTTGATGGCCGTGCCCGTCATCTCGGAGAGGTAGGCGGCGGCCAGGTCGGACGCTTCGCCGATGCCGGCCGTCGTGTACGGGCTCGCTTCGGCGATGAATGCCTCG